TGGAACAGCTGGACAAGAGCCGCCTGCGGGAGGTGTATCTGATGCACCTTTCCGACGCCTGCTCCAACGAGGCCCGGTTCCTCCGAGAGGCGGGAGAGGCAGTGGGTCCCGGGGTAAAGGTGACGATCTGCCCAAAGGAACGAAAATAGAGGTGCTTTATGGCTGGACGGAAGAAGCGGGAGGGAATCGACTTTTCCGGCTGGGACGTGGATGTATTTGAGGATGAAAAGATCATCCAGCTGGTGGACCGGCTGGGGCTGAACGCCTTCGTTGTCTTTTTCGCCGTGTGCCAGCGGGCCTACGGGGCCAGGGGCTACTATCTCCCCTGGCCCGCCGGGGAGGCCGTGATGATCCGCCGGGCGCTGGGGAGCGAGGTCACCGGGCAGTATATCTCGGACGTGGTGGACCTGTGCCTGGACCTGGGGCTTTTCCATGCGGACACCTTTGCTCAGTACGGCGTTCTGACCAGCCGGGCAATTCAACGGAACTTTGTCGTCGTCCTACAAAGACGGCGGCGGAAAGAGGTGTTCCGGGGAATTTGGCTGCTCTCTGAGGCGGAAAGCGGGAGCGCCGTTCTGGTGGATGCAAACGAGGACGATTTTTAATTTGCTGGGAGCAAATACCCATTTGTTTGACGCAAATGCCTATTTGCTGGGAGCAAATGCCCATTTGCTGGCCGCAAATACCACATAGTAAGAGTAATAGTAAGAGTTATAGGGAGAGTGTCTATAACCTATACCCTCTACTTCTACAAGAGACGGAGGAGACGTTCTACCGGTAAGTTACCGATAGAAGAACGGACAGCGTCGACCGGATTTCCGCCTCCGCCGCCAGAAAAGGGGTGTGAAAATTTGACGAGAGAGGATACGGACCGCCTGTTTGAGTTGTTCAGGCTGTTCCGACCTGGGGACCCGAAGGTGGACAACAAGCGTCTGCGCGCTGCATGGGCGCTGGTCCTGGAGCCCTACGAGGTGGACGATGTCCGGAGGGCTGTGGCGGACTACTTTCGGGGGAACAGTTTCTTCCCGGACGTGACGGACATTGCCACACGGTGCCAGAGACAGCCAGCGCCCCTGGCCGCAGAGTGGGACACGCCGGCCTCGATGCAGGCCACGCAGGAGCAACGGAAAAAAGAGCTGGAGGCCTGGCAGCAGGAGTGGCACCAGGAACTGAGGGAGCGGGGGCTGCCCAGCATGCGGGAAGCGCTGGACCAGGGCATGTCCATTGCCCAGTGGAATGCTTTGCTCAAAGACGCAGGAGTTTGGGACTAAAGCAGGGAGGTGAGGCCGGTGGGCTGGTCAAATCGAACGTGGACATGCCCCTTTTTCAAGTGGGACGAGCGTCTGTGTGTCCACTGCGAGGGTGGGCGAATGGAGTTCCCGGACCGGAAAGCCGCCACAGAGTATGCGGACCGGTACTGCGCCGCCCAGAGCGGATGGAAAGCATGCTCCGTGGCTGCCTCCCTGCTTCGATACTATGAACGAAAGGAAGATCACTGTGAGAAACGTGGATAAGATCAAGGAGCTAAAAAAGAAGCTGGCGGAGGCGGAGCGGTACGCCGCCCGGCTGGAGACCATGTGCAAGGGACAGGATAAGCAGCTGATGGAGACCAAGGAGGGCGCGCTGGAGCTCCAGCGGGCCATGGACGGCGTGCTGATGGCCGCCGCACTGGAGCACGGGGAGGCAGTCAAAAACGACCAGACCGGCGAGACTGTGGGCTGGCGGCTTCGGATTCCGGACATCGACGCGGGCCGGATGGCGGAACAGTACCTCCTCCACGCCAGGAAGGATCTGGAGAATGGCGGCTATGTGGTCAGCGTGGTCCCCAGGGGGCAGGGATGAAACGGGCGGAACCGGATGACCTCTGGCCGAAGCCCCAGTATTACAGCATTTATTGCCCCGTGTGCGGAAGACCGGCGGCCCGGCTGGTGTACCAGGAACCGGTGGCCCGGTACATGCACTACGGCCGGAAGGGGGCTTTCTGGCACGGGGTGGTATTGGAAGGAGTTGAGGATTGACCATGCTGCCGAGAGAGGAGCACGAGCGCCGGATGGTTCTGTATCGGGATGGTCTGAATGACCGGGAGATCGCGGATCAGGTACATGTGACTCCGGAGGCCATTACATTTTGGAGGCGGACCCACGGGCTTCCGGCCAACACACCTCGGTGCAAGATCACGCCCGACATGGAGGCTGAGATGCTGCGGATGCACCAGGACGGTATGAGTGACGGACAGATTTCACAGGAGTCAGGGATGAAAAAGGCCACGGTGGTGAGCTGGAGACGGCGGCGGGGGCTGGCGGCGAATTTTAAGCAGGGGGAGCGGGCACGTGGCGCGGAACGAGATGGCTGAACACATTTTGTCTCTGTCCTATGGGAAAGACTCTCTTGCCTGTCTGGGGGCCATAGAGCAACTAGGATGGCCGCTTGACCGGATCGTGCATGCGGAGGTTTGGGCCACCGACACCATCCCCGCCGATCTGCCGCCGATGGTGGAGTTCAAGGCAAAGGCTGACAAAGTCATCAAGGAACGGTGGGGCATTGAGGTGGAGCACGTCAGAGGACGATACACCTATGAGCAAGCGTTTTATCGCGTTCTTGGAGGAGAAAAGCGCCCGGGGACAATATACGGTTGGCCCATACCGAAGGGGCCGTGGTGCAACAGCGACGTGAAGATGCCGTCGCTTGACAGGATGGAGCGTGGAGAAAATATCGTCTATGTCGGAATTGCCGCCGACGAACCCGCCCGATTTCACAATTTGTCCGACACAAAAAAGTCACCTCTTGTGGAGCTGGGCTGGACAGAGGCCGATTGCCGCCAGTGGTGCGAAGAAAACGATCTACTGTCACCGATCTATACCACCGCAACCCGTGGCGGGTGCTGGTTCTGCCACAATCAGGGCGTGGGCCAGCTTCGGCTTTTGCGGAAGAATTACCCGGAGCTGTGGGTGCTGATGCTGAAATGGGACAAGGACAGCCCGGTCACATTCAAGGCAGGCGGCCACACCGTTCACGACTTCGACCGGCGCTTTCAGCTGGAGGACGAGGGGCTGATTTATCCAGACGACAAGGTTTTCCGATGGAACATGCTGGAGGAGGAGCTGAATTACAGATGGTTTTGACAGATGAAAAGCGTGCCCTCCTGGGCGACCACGAGGCGGCGAAGCGAATTACTGACAATGGAGTGCTGCTGCCGTGCCCGTTCTGCGGGAAAAAACCGACCGTTGAATACGACGATCCGCAACAATTTGAGTATGCTATTATCTGCCAAAAATGTGCGGCATATACAACTTGCAGCAATAGAGAAATATACTCTCGTCTTGCTTGGAACACCCGCGCCCCGATTCTGAGCGCTGAGGAGATGGAGATGCTGGATGGGATGGAATGATTGCACTGAAAAAATGTCCGTTTTGTGGAAGCGAAAAGGTTGAATTTGTACCGGATGAAGAGCAGCTGCTTGATACAACCACAACTGGTTTTATTTGGTGTCATGGTTGCGACTTCACCAGCGACAGCTTCTACAGTGAAGAAATAGCATCAGAGAAGTGGAACCGAAGGGAGGCCCAGCCATGACGCGGGAAGAAGCGATTGTATTGTTTGAAAAGCAGCTCACAGCGGCGCAAGTGGTGCTTGATAGCGGATTTGGTAGTAATCCGGGAGAGAATGATAGTTTATATCGTAGGCGAAAAGAGATGGCCGAGATTGCCCTCACCGCCCTCCGCCCCGTCAGCCGGGAGCAGGTGGAGAAGGTGTGGCCTGGATGCGAGAAATGCCGCAATCAAGCTAACTGGCCGTCCTGGATTGAGAAGGGATTTGTATACTGCCCAAAGTGTGGAACACCTCTTACATCGTGGGCATGGGAGAAACAAATGAAGAGATTGGAGGGGCTGAAAGATGGCCTATAATGTCTATTTCGCTTGTGACAAATGCGGTAATGAGGGTATGGCCTGGTGCAACCACTCTGTGTCCTTGAGTATTTGCATAAAGCTGGCGCGAGAAGCTGGGTGGAAAGTCGGGAAACGAGGCTGGATTTGCCCAAGGTGCCAGCAGAAAAAGGAGGCGCTGAAAGATGGCAAGGGCCGAAATCATAACAGTGGCGAAGAACGCCGCTGACGCATGGAGAGGTACAGACACATATCATCAAGCGGCACAAATTATTGAGATGCTAGTTTCTGAATTGGAGGGAGAACCCACCCTCACCCCGCCGAACGATCCGCTGACCATTGAGCAGCTGCGGGAGATGGACGGGGAGCCGGTGTGGATTGTGGAGCACCCTGACTGGGGGCATTGGGAGCTATCAGCAGATGCGGAGGACTATATAGCAGACCGTGACCAAGATCTTTATGGGTTGAAACACGATGACCCTGCGGGACAATGCGGATTGCATGTGCTGGGGTGGCTGGCATACCGCCGCCCGCCGGAGGGAGAGGAGGACGCATGACAAACGCAGATAAAATCCGGGCCATGAGCGACGAGGAGCTAGCAAAATTCCTCTGTTATTTTCGGTCATGCGATTCCTCGGAGCACCCGTGCAATGGATGCAAAGCGGAGCCGTATTGCATGATAGGACATAATGGCATGATTGACTGGCTCCAGCAACCAGTGGAGGATTGTGAAACCTGCCACGACGGCGTGTGCGACATCCCTGGAGTCATCGTTCAGGACGAGGCAACCGAGTTTATCAGGGGTCAATGGGATTGGCTGATGGGCCGGTTCATGAAAAAGTAGGACTGTTGCGAGGAATGGGAGGATGGTTTATGAAGTTACGGAATCCTACAACCGGGGAAATGGTGTCCATCGAAGAGGCTGTGCATATATTTTGTTCCGACACATGGTGTGATTCCTGCCCGATCCGTACCGAATCTGTAGATTTTAGGTGCCAAAGCTGGGCGGAGTCACACCCCGTAGTGGTTGCACGCCTGATGGGCTATGAGGTAGCGGAGGAACACACGCAAACACACGAAAAAACGCACGCTGTCACGATTGATAACACAAATGGTGCGATTTCTTGTTATTCGGGAAAGCATTACATATGCCCAACGTGCGGAGCAGCATTAGGTCATGCACCAACCGGAGGCCGTGGTTGCCCATGCTGTGGGCATGGTGCAAATGGGCAGCTATCATGCACCAGAAGGAGGAAGAGGAACAAGATGAATTGGAATGAGTTTGCTTGTGAGGTCCACCAGAACGCCGTGGAGCACGGCTGGTGGGATGAGCCGCTGACTTTTGGGGACATCGTCTCCCTATGTCACTCGGAGATATCTGAGGCCCTGGAGGAGTTCCGGGCCGGGCGGCCTTTGGTATACTTCGTGGAAACCAATGGATTTGTGGTAACTGCAATGGACGAGCGGCAGGGTGAAAAGCCGGAGGGGATCGCCGTGGAGCTAGGGGACTGCGTGATGCGGATTTTGGATTGGATGAGCCAGGAATCCGTGGACGTGGACGGGGCAATGGCCCAGGCCAGAGTCATGCTGCGTGGAGGCCGGGAGGTCCCGGCCCTCCGGGTCAATGGCGGTATGGGAGATCTGGCTGCGGAGCTGCACCTATACCTCTCGCTGGCCTATCGAAACTATCTGAACGGCACCGGCCTGTTTCCAATCGCGGTCCGAACTGCCATGTGCATTCTTCGAATCCAGGAGTGGGCAGAGAAAAACGGCGTGGATCTGGACGCGGTTTTGGAAGAAAAGCTGACATACAACAAGACCCGGTCATACCGGCACGGAGGGAAGGCGTTATGAAAAGACTGGAACTGTGCCGGCCGTGTGCTGAGAAGCTGAAGGAGGCCTACACCGTGAAGCCCGCGGGCGGGATCGCGAAGAAGATCACCTGCCAGCAGTGTGGGAAGCGGCGGTATGGCGTGACATATCAGATCGAGAAGAAATAAGCTGTTGGCCCTGGGGCATGTCCCCGGGGCCTTTTCATGTTCGTGGCGTCACGAATATGATCAAGTTTTCTCCGGTTTCAGGGCGCAATTTGACGGTCTCCTTGCTAGGATGGAGGCAGAACATCAGGGAGGTGCGGCCCATGGCGAAAAGTAAATACGAGACCCATGTGCTGCCCAAGCTGGACCTGGTGGAGGCGTGGGCCCGGGACGGCCTCGTGGAAAAGCAGATCGCCCACAATCTGGGCGTGGCGGTTTCCACACTGAATCTGTACAAAAAGGACCACCCGGAGTTTTCAGAGGCCCTCGCGCGCGGGAAGGAGGTCGTGGACGTTGAAGTGGAAAACGACCTGCTGAAGAAGTGCCACGGATACAACGCCACGGTCAAAAAGACCTTCAAGGTCAAGGAGGTGGAGTACGACCCGGACACCGGGAGACGGCTGCGGGAGTATGAGCGGCTGGAGACTGGATTTGACGAGGTCCACATCCCGGCGGACACCACGGCCATCATGTTTTGGCTGGCAAACCGCCTGAAAGGGAAATGGGCCTACAAGCCCCAGGAGGACAAGGGCGATGATCCGGGCCAGGAGGGCGGCGTGGTGCTGCTCCCGGCGGTGGACGAGACAATGCTGGATGGTGAGGAGATAAAATGAGTGTGCAGGTCGTCGTGGAGACATTGTCCAAAGAAGAACTTCAGAAGCTGCTCCGGTATTCCGAAAATGCAGTTCCTGTGTTCTATGGGTGCGACCCGGGAGAGCCAGGCATGCCGGGCGTGATAGAAGAAGGCAAGGAAGATGGGTAACGTAGTGTGGCAGCCCCAGCCCAAGCAGGCGGCCTTCATGGCCCGGCCGGAGTACGAGGCCCTGTATGGCGGAGCGGCCGGCGGGGGGAAGTCGGACGCGCTGGTGGTGGAGGCGCTTCGTCAGGTGGGCATTCCACACTACAAGGCGTTGATCGTCCGGAAGACCTACCCCCAGCTGGCGGAGCTGATCGACAAGAGCCTGAACTACTACCCCAGGGCCTATCCCAGGGCCCGGTACAACGCCAGCGCCCACACCTGGACCTTTCCCAGCGGGGCCAAGATCCTGTTTGGCTCCATGCAGTACACCAAGGACCGCACCCGGTATCAGGGCCAGGCCTATGACTTCATCGCCTTTGACGAGCTGACCCACTTCACCTGGGACGAGTACAGCTATCTATTCTCCCGAAACCGCCCCAACGGGCCGGGGACGCGGGTCTATACGCGGGCCACGGCCAACCCTGGGGGCGTGGGCCACGGGTGGGTCAAGGAGCGGTTCGTCACCGCCGGGAAGCCCATGACCACCATCTGGGAGGACGTGACCTGGAAGGACCCCAGCGGGCAGGAGCACAAGGCGCGGCAGAGCCGGATCTTCGTGCCGTCCTCGGTGTTCGACAACCCGGCCCTGCTGAACAATGACCCAGACTATGTGCGGCGGCTGGCCAGCATGCCGGAGGCGGAGCGGAAGGCCCTGCTGTACGGGGACTGGGACACCTTCAGTGGCCAGGTATTCACCGAGTGGCGCAACGACCCGGACCACTATGGGGACCGGCTGTGGACCCATGTGATCCGGCCGTTTCGGGTGCCGGATTCCTGGACCATCTGGAGAGGGTTCGACTGGGGCTATTCCAGGCCCTTCTCCGCGGGCTGGTACGCGGTGGACCATGAGCGGCGCATGTACCGCATTCGGGAGCTGTATGGGTGTACGGGCACGCCCAACACCGGCGTGCAGTGGGAGCCGACGCGGGTGGCCCAGGAGATCCGCCGCATTGAGGCGGAGGACCCCAACCTGATGGGCAAGCAAATTTTCGGCGTGGGGGACCCGGCTATCTGGCAGTCAGACGGCACGGAGAGCATTGGAGCCCTGATGGAGCGGGAGCGGGTGTACTTCGAGAAAGGGGACCACGCCCGGATCAACGGGAAAATGCAGGTCCACCACCGGCTGGCCTTTGACGAGGACGGGCGGCCCATGCTGTATGTGTTTGACACCTGCAGGCACTTCATCCGAACGGTGCCAAACCTGGTCTATGACGAGACCGACGTGGAGGACATCGACACAGACGGAGAAGACCATATATACGATGAGCTGCGGTATGTGTGCATGAAAAATCCCATCAGCCCCAGGCTGAGGCCGGTGGAGACGCCCAGGCCGTACAATCCCCTGGACACGGACCAGGACAACCGGTACGACCGGTACGAGTTCTATCGACGGTACTAACAAGGAGGACGACGATATGCCTAGATTCACACGGAGAGAACAGCGGGAAGCCCCAGAGGCCGCCCAGGAGGGGCGGGGCCAGGGGGTTCCCTACGCCGCGCCGGGGGCGGAGCCAGAGGACACAGTCAATCCGGAGCTGGCGGCGCTGCTGCTGAGCGGCGCCCAGGACGCGCCCCTGGTGGGGGCGTTCCGCACGGGGGCGGAGCCGGAGCGGCCCAGGATCGGCCAAAAGGAGATCGCCCGGGCCACGGAGATCCTGACGGAGTACAAGCAGGGGAAGACCATGCTGGAGCGCCGGGTGGTGGAGGACGAGCTGTGGTATGAGCTGAGACACTGGCAGGTCATGCGGAAGAAGCAGAACCCCTGCAAGCCGGAGGAGATACAGCCGGAGCCCACGTCCGCCTGGCTGTTCAACGCCATTATGAACAAGCACGCCGACGCCATGGACAACTACCCCGAGCCGGTAGTCCTTCCCCGGGAGCGCAGCGACGACGAGAGCGCAAAGGTGCTCTCCTCAGTCCTCCCGGTGGTGCTGGAGTACAACGACTTCGAGCAGACCTACTCGGACAACTGGTGGGAGAAGCTGAAGCACGGCACGGCGGCCTATGGGGTGTTCTGGAACAGCAGGAAGGACAACGGCCTGGGGGACATCGACATCCGGGAGATCGACCTGCTGAAGCTGTTCTGGGAGCCGGGGATCACGGACATCCAGGACAGCCGGAACCTGTTTCTGGTGGAGCTGGTGGACGAGGAGGTGCTGGAGCAGCGGTATCCCGAGCACAAGGGGCACCTGGGCGGCAGCACCATCGACGTGAGCCAGTACATCTACGACGACACCGTGGACACCAGCGGAAAGAGTGTGGTGGTGGACTGGTACTACAAGGTCCAGAGCGCCTCCGGGCGGACCGTCCTGCACTATGCAAAGTTCGTGGGGGATACGCTGCTGTTTGCCAGCGAGAACGATCCCCGGTACCGGGAGCGGGGCTTCTATGACCACGGGCTCTACCCCGTGGTGCTGGACGTGATGTTCCCGGAGAAGGGGACGCCGGTGGGCTTCGGCTATGTGGCCATCTGCAAGGACCCGCAGATCTACATCGACAAGCTGTCCGCCAATATCATGGAAAACGCCATGATGACCACCAAGAAGCGCTTCTTCGTCTCCTCCAACACCGGCGTGAACGAGGAGGAGTTCAAAGACTGGACCAAGCCCCTGGTTCACGTGCAGGGGGAGCTGGACGACAAGCGGATACAGGAGATCGTCACCCAGCCCCTCAGCTCCATCTATGTGGATATTATCAACATGAAGGTGGAGGAGATGAAGGACACGGCGGCCAACCGGGACGTGAACAGCGGCAGCGCCGGGTCCGGCGTGACGGCGGCTGCGGCCATTGCGGCTCTGCAGGAGGCGGGCAACAAGGCAAGCCGGGATATGATCGCGGCCAGCTACCGCACCCATGTGAAGATCAACTCCATGTGCATTGAGCTCATGCGGCAATTTTACGACGAGACCCGCTCTTTCCGGATCACCGGCAGCGCCCCGGGGCAGTACGATTTTGTTGACATCAACAATTCCGCCATCCGGGACCAGCTTCTCCCAGAGGCCTATCCCGGGCAGGAGCCCATCTACCGGCGGCCCATTTTCGACGTGAAGATCAAGGCCCAGAAGAAGAACCCTTTCAGCCGCATGGAGCAGAACCAGCGGGCCCAGGATCTGTACAACATGGGCTTTTTCAACCCGGAGCGGGCCCAGGAGGCCTTGGGGGCCCTGGAAATGATGGAATTTGAGGGAATCGACAAGGTAAAGGAGCGGGTCCAGCAGGGGCAGACCCTGCTCAACATCTGCCAGCAGATGTCCCAGCAGATGGACCAGATGGCCCTCATTATCCAGACGCTCACCGGGAAAGACATGGGGATCGGCGGCACGACGTCGGGCCAGAGCGGAGGCAGCAACGGGCAGAGCGGCGGAGGCGGACTGAGCTTTGACCTGGCGGGCGCGGTCCAGCAGGCCCAGACACCTATGACGGACTATGGGACCCGACTGGCACAGCGTTCCACCCCCGACATGAATGCCAGGAGCAGCGCTGCGGCGCCGCAGTGAGGTGGCCAGCTATGACGACGGGATATGCGGAGCTGGAGGGCGGCCGGTGCCTGCTGGTGCTGGACGGCCACGCCACGGGGAGTCCTTCGGTGTGCGCCGCCATTTCGGGGCTGGTGTACGCTCTGGCCGGATACCTGACCAACGCAGAGCGGGAGGGCCGTGCGGAGGTGTACGCTTCGGAGCTGGAGCCGGGCCGCGTCCGTATTCATGCCAGCGGGGATGACCGGTGTGTTGGGGCTTGTGAGGCGGTTCTGCTTGGGTTATGCCAGCTGGCAGAGAGCGAGCCGGACTACCTTCGGATGGAAATTTTGGAGGAATAAAAAATTTTTTGAGTTTCGGGGCGCAATCCAGAACCGCCCCTGATACCATGAGGATGGACCTCCTTTACTGAAGGGGGCGGCGGCCCGACCATGCTGGGTGACAGCCGCCCCCGAATGTAGGGAGGACGCGCACACGGGACGCGAAAATGCCCGCGAAGGAGGATTTTCCATGAAACTCAGCGATATTCTGCACGTGAACCTGTGCTTGTTCGACGGCGGAGCAGCCGGGGCGGCAGCCGCCGGAGCCGGAGAGGGCGCAGGGAGCGGCACTCAGGGCGATTCCCAGCAGACGGACCCCGGAGCCACCCGCCGGGGCAATCAGACAACCGCCGCACAGC